ATTGAGCATTTTGCCGCCCTTGTCGCTTCTGCCGAGCGTGAAGCCATTCTTAAGCTTACTGATTCGCTTGGATGGGTAAATGTTGACCACATCCGAGCAAGGGGACAAGTATGACCGAACGTTTGGACAAAATAATTGAAGAGGCGCTGAAGAAATCCTTTTTGGACGGCTATAAGAATGGCTTCGTGGATGGATATAACGAAGCGAATGCGGAGCAATTGGAGCAGCCGACACCCAAGCAAGAGGGGACGGTTTCAATAACTGCACCGCAGCCTATTGGATATCTTTGTGAAAATGCTGTGGGTCACAAGTACTTTAGGTGGAAGAAGCCGCCTAGTACGTACAAGCCTATTGCTTTGTATGCGGAGAAGTCATGAAAGAAGTGATGCTTTTTCTGCTGTTTATTGTTGCGGCAAACTTCTTTTTTAGGGGTGAGCCAAACCTTTATGACTTGTTGCATGCACGTGCCATTGAAGCGGCATCAAAGGAGCAGAAATGATCCTCGGACTGCCAACCTTGTTGAGATGCCGGCCTAATCAGATCAGTGCGAAGTGCTGCAATTGTAAGAGGTGGGTGGACCATGCAAAGCAGACGGGGATAGGTGTGACAGTTAACGTGAAGAACAGTAAGAGTAAAGCATGTCTTTACATTCCAATATCATTACAGGAGAAGGTATGACACGAGAAGAAATTATGCAGATGGGGCGACAAGCTGGTTCATTTATTGAATTGGCTCAAGAAAAAGATTTGCTTTGGCTTGAACGCTTTGCCGCCCTTGTTGCGAAACACACGCTTGCAAATATTGACCCAAGCAGTTTTATGACATGGCAAGAGGGGTACGAAGTAGGCAAGCAGACCGAGCGTGAGGCGTGTGCATGGGTGTGTGATTCGCTTGAGGAGCAGTGCGAAAAACTTCTTGTGCCTGACGAGAAATGGCCGACACCATCTGACTGTGCCAACATCATCCGAGCAAGGAGAAACCATGACACAAGATGAAATCATTGAGATGGCTAGAAGGTCTGGATTAACTAAGTTTGTCGGAAATTATGACCAATCATTTGCACTTGAAGCCTTTGCCAAGCTAGTAGCACAGCATGAGCGTGAGGCGTGTGCTTATTGGGCAGGGATTGCACTACTTGGCGCTGATCGTGGCCTCTCGAATCGTGTAGATCAAGCCATCCGAGCAAGGGGACAAGCATGAGTTACATCGTGGCATCACTGCCGCCCATCAAATGCTTTGTAAAGCGTGAGTTCTTGTACAACGATCATAAGGGCCATGGCGAGTTGGAGCCGGCTATCTGGGTCAGTTTAAAGGCGCTGCGTGGTCAGGTGTTCAGGATTGAATCCCTGCTGCCAAACTATGGCGCCCTGTACGACAAGCTGCCAATCCATGCATATGTGTGGCACCAAGAGGCGGGCAACTTGCCGATTGATGCGTTGCAGTTGTGGGATTGCATGGGTTACCGCTTTACGATCATTGAGAAGATTGGCCTGCGTAATCTTGGCGTGAAGTTTTTGGGCAAGGACAAGGAATGGCACTTTGGCCGTTATTTGTTTACAGTGGACTTTTGTGCGGACGGCATGGATCTTGACACTGGCTTTACCGAACAGGCAGAGGAGCACAAGTCTTTTAATTGGATTGCCTTGGACAACGGGCAGTTTGCCTGTCAGCCCAATAACCGATGCCTCTGGTATGACCAGAGTTTGATTCCTGCCGAGACAAAGTTCCCTGACTTCCAAGCGGCGCAGAAGCTGTGGACTGTGGACGGCACGCGCAAGTGGTCCGCGGGCGATGATTGGTTTTACGATATCAAGGAGAGGGCATGAACTATTGGTATGAATACATTCTTGCTTTTCTTTTGGGGCTTGTCGGCTGTGTTGTTGCCGCAAGAATTTTAGATTGGTTGTTACCTTTAAACTAAGGAGAGGGCATGAGCAACTTATTACGATTACCGCCAAGCACGAACATGACTGCAGAACAAGCCCTTGCTTCTGCATTAGTAGACGCTGAAGAGGGTGATTTAACAGACGTAATTATCATTGGTTACAGAGATGGAGAGATTTATGTACGCTCATCAAAACTGACTTGTGCAGAAGGTTTGTTTTTGGCACACAAGGCGGTGCGATGGGCGGAATCAGGAGGAGAGTTATGAAACCAGTAGCATGGTATGACCCAAGCAACGGCATGGTAAGTACAGACCAAGACTGCCCTTTGTTCACACCGCTTGGTCAGGTGTGGGGTTTGTATTTAAAGGAAGAAGCAAAGGATGAGCCTGTGGCGTGGATTAGCCCCACAGAACTATTGGTGATGCGGGGCAACGCACTTGGTGGTGCAAAAGATTGGCATTTAAATGTTGGCCTTAAACCAGAAGATGGTGATGTTGGCTTGTACACCACCCCACCACAGCGCACATGGGTAGGACTGACGGATGAGGAAATGAACAAGATTCGTTGGGATTGGGTAGATAGCGGAGGTGACTATATAGACTTTGCCCAAGCCGTTGAAGCCAAACTAAGGAGTAAAAACTATGACTGACTGGACTAAAGAAGAAGACGAAGCTTTCAACGAGGTTGAAAAGCACAGCAACCTTGGCAAGCAGATCCTGCGTGACCTAGGGCAGCCGTATCACTACGACGTATTTGTCTCACCATCTCAGCGCAACCAAGTGCTTGAAGAGGTGGCCAAGGAAATTGAGAAGTTCACGATGTTTGGGCCTGACACAATATCGAGCTTTTCTGTGTATATAAGGAATATGAAAAAGTGAGTTTTACATCGAAACAGTTGCAGCTAGGAAGCAAGCAGCCTGTTCACAAATTGCGCTTGTGCAACAAGTGTGAAGAACTACGCCCACCCGAAGGTGGAATTCAAATGAGTGCAGCAAGGTGGATATGTGCTTGCTGCTGGACTAAACGTGCAACAACAAAGAACCTTGTACAACATGCCAAGACCAAAACCACCGGAGCCCCTGAAGCCAAGATTCGTCAGGATGTCTGATTCTGAATGGAGGGCATTTAAGGAATTAGGCGGAGCTGAATGGCTTCGCAAGATGATGAGAACTAAACCGAGAAATTATTATGAAGTGTTCAAAAAACCAGAAGAGGCTGCAGCCCAAAGAGCCCCAAAAACCTTTGAGTCAACAAGAATTGATGGCGTGGTGGCCTTTCACACGACTTGACCCAAAGTTATTTCCAAAACCAACCAAACGCGATTTATCGCAATATGAGGAGAGCCCGATATGACCAAACGTAAAAACACCAAGACTGCACGCGCACGTGCATTTATGCAGAGTAATCCTGCTGTCTCACCAAGTGAGGTAGCAAACCGCTTTGGCATGAGCAAACAGACTGTTTATGTGCTGCGCAACAAGATGAAGAAGGCTGGAATGGTATTCCCGCCAAAGGATCAGCAGCTGCCATCCCTTGCTCCGGCAACGCCGCTTACATTAGGGGAATACCTTGAAGCCATAAATAATTCCCAAAAGGAAGACACCGTGGATGAGACCCTTGACGCGCGGGCCGTGGACTACGGCAAGTTCATCGAGGGCGCTGAGGTTATGCAGATGCTAAAACGTGTTGTGCAGAATGCCTTGAGCAATCGTGATAAGACGTTGGCACATGATCAGGCTGAGGCAATGGACATGATCATCCACAAGATTGGCCGCATTGTGAACGGCAATCCTGACGTGGTGGATCACTGGCTAGATATTGCCGGCTACGCCAAGTTGGTGGCTGATCGCTTAGAAGGACGGGTGCGCTGATGGCTCTCTATGAAACAAATACGCATGCACTGAGGCAGCAGGAGTCGGAACAAATAGAGCAGATGAAATATGCTGCGCGCATGGCTCAGCAGCAGGATCGTTTTCAACCAAAACCCACTGTTACTGGCGCACCCACAACCTTGAATGAAACCATCGAAATGTATGACAACATGTTGAGTGGTTTGATGGAAGAGTTGGAAAAGTTGGAAAGAAAAATGACGCCTATTTTGTTAAACGAGGCTTTTATGGAAAGGGTTTCGCCCCCCGCAACGGAGGTTTCTGGGGCTACGCTAACTATTCGAATGCTTCACTTGAATGAGGTGCTACACAATGCAACTAATAAAGTGCGAATTTTGGCAGGTTGCTTGAACATATGAAAAAGAGCCCTTCGGGGCTCTTTTTATTTGGGGTGGACGGGGGAATCGAACCCTCGCTGACAGATTCACAGACTGTCGTGCTGCCACTACACTACGAACACCGTAGTGGTCAATGATTGGTCTGGGTGGCAGGATTTGAACCTGCGGCCTCCGCCTTCCAAGGGCGGTCGTCTACCGGGCTGACAATACACCCAGAGATAATCGGTCGAGGAAGAGCGTTGGTTTTCATAGTGGCGCGAAGTGTATCACATCTTTTATTTTGCTTCTCCCCAATTAGGTCCGACTTCCACATCGCACCGACTGGGGACTTGCATATTCACACACGTTGCCATAATTTC